CCGCCTAGTAACGGCAGACAACGTATCGGTCGCCATCAACAACCGATGATGTATATTGACAGAACCACCAGAATTAGGGCGCATCTCCACACGAACAATCTATTCTTTCTTTTCTAAAAACCAAAAACAAAAAACCCTTTTCTCCGGCTAGACAGGTGGCAGTTCGTGAGGCCCTGGTGGAGAACACCCACTGGGTGGGTACCCCCCAAATTGGTAGTAGGTACCATCACACATACATACACAGTGTTCTGCGCACTGGAAGTGCAATTTTTAAAAACACCCCCCGGGTGTTAATTTGGGTCCCGGGTAAACCCTACCCCCATATATTTTTGCACCCCCCTTGTGTTTTATGGTTCCATGCGTATAGAATCCAATCACCTTTTGGAGTGCACACTTTTCCTCCATGATAAAACTTGACATTGACAAGACGGTTCCGTACCCCGAGAGTACCGAGCCCGACAAAGCAGCGACCTTGCGTGAAGACATGCAACTGGCCGCCAACACAGCCGCCGTCTTAAAAGGACTGGGCGCTGATATTGAAGACTCCCCCACCGCACAAGATGAGGCTGACGAGGTATTTGCTCAGTTTTCGGAAATTGCAAAGAAACAGTTTGAAGACGCTATGTCTGACAAACCCAAACGCGGCCGACCACGTACACGCCCGGAGGCTCCGACTGCTCCCGCACTTTTGGAGAAGGTGCCAGTCGCCCAGCGGATCAGTACGATGCTGCGCGAATACAACAACCCATTGGTTGCTGATGCAGCCGAGCTGCGCCTTGTAGTAACAAATAAGCTACTGGACCTGGCCGGTTGCGGCGACCCCCGAATCGAAATAAAAGCAACGGAGATGCTGGGTAAGATCAGCGACGTGGGCTTGTTCACCGAGAAAACCGAGATCACCGTTACGTACAACAACGTTTCGGATATCGATGAGGCTATCAAAGATAAGATTCGCAAGATGATGAAGCTGAATGCAATCGATGTGCCGTCCGTGGACCTGGACATGAAGAAAGAGTTCGAGGAACCCGAGCTCATTGAAGACGTCACACCCAAAGAAGACGAAGACAATGTCTGAAGAGCTGGAAACCCTTGACCCGGAGCTGAAGGCGCTGCTTGCTAACCTTCACCTGTTAACAGAGAACCAGAAGAATGTCATCCTTGCGGACCTTTCCCGCAAAGAACAGATGCTGGAGAAGCAGATAGCCCGGGATACGTTCATGGGTTTTGTGAATAAGTGCTGGCCGACCTTCATTTCGGGTAGACACCACAAGATTATGGCCAAGGCGTTCGAAAGAGTGGCTAACGGGGAGTGCAAAAGACTGATCATCAACATGCCGCCACGTCATACGAAGTCAGAATTCGCTTCTTACCTGCTTCCAGCGTGGTTTTTGGGTAAATATCCGCACAAAAAGATCATTCAGAGCTCGAATACGGGTGAATTAGCGGTCGGCTTCGGCCGAAAAGTGCGAAATCTCGTCGATTCTGACGTTTACAAGGCAATTTTTCCCGATTTTGAGCTCCAACAGGACTCTAAAGCCGCTGGAAGGTGGAATACCAACAAAGGTGGCGACTATTTTGCGATTGGTGTGGGCGGAACGGTGACCGGAAAGGGTGCCGACATCCTCATTATCGACGATCCGCACTCAGAACAAGAGGCTGCAATGGCGGCCACAAACCCAGATGTGTTCGATAAAGTGACCGAATGGTACACGTCCGGCCCTCGTCAGCGTCTCCAACCAGGCGGGCGAATCGTCGTCGTGATGACCCGGTGGGCACAGCGGGACTTGACAGGTCAGATACTTAAAGCTGCCGCCGCCCGCGGTGGAGAGCAGTGGGAAGTCATTGAGTTCCCTGCTATCATGCCTTCGGGTAAACCCTTATGGCCAGAGTTTTGGTCAATGCAGGAGTTGGAAGCGCTGCGGCAAGAATTGCCTAACTCAAAATGGCAAGCCCAGTACCAGCAGAACCCGGTCGGCAACGAGTCAGCGATTATCAAGCGGGACTGGTGGAAATGGTGGGAGCATGAAAGACCACCCGCGTGCGAGTACATCTTGCAGTCATGGGACACTGCGTTTGAAAAAACTAACCGCGCTGACTATTCAGTAGGTATGACGTGGGGGATTTTTTACAACGATGAAGATCACAGTCTGCCGAACATCATTTTGCTCAACGTCTACCGAAAGCGCGTGGAGTGGGTGCAGCTCAAGAAGGATGTATTTGAGGAATACAACGATTGGGAACCGGACGGTGTAATCATTGAGAAAAAGGCTACCGGTGCACCACTGATCTATGAGTTGAGGTCAATGGGTATTCCAGTTCAGGAATACACACCGAGTAGGGGTCAGGACAAAATTGCCCGCTTGAACTCGGTCTCGGACATAATCGCGTCAGGGAAAGTATGGGTTCCCCGTACCACTTGGGCGGAAGAGGCAGTCGATGAGATTGCCGCATTTCCGTCCGGCGAGCACGACGACTTGGTGGATGCGACCACCCTTGCATTGATGAGATTCAGGCAGGGGGGTTTCCTTCGCTTGCCTTCCGACGAACCGGAAGAACCAAAATTTTTCAAGCGCCGCAACGCGGTGTTCTACTAAAGGTAATTTATGGCCACGAATTTTGACAAGAGTTTATACGAAGCACCTTTGGGTCTTGATGAGATGCCCATGGAGCCAGAGATTGAGATCGAAATTGCGGAGCCTGAAGGCATTGAAGCTTTGGGTGTGACGATTGAACTTGAAGCAGAACCGAAGAAAAAGTCGGACAAGTTTGCTGTCAATCTTGCAGAAGACATGGACGAGGGAGAGCTTGGAGAGATTGCATCTGAGTTGATGGGTCTAGTTGATGCAGACATTGCCAGTCGTAAAGATTGGACAGATGCGTATGTTAAAGGTCTTGAAGTACTAGGAACAAAATATGAAGAGAGAACTGAGCCGTGGAACGGCGCTTGTGGAGTGTTTTCTACTGTACTCACGGAAGCGGCCATCCGGTTTCAAAGCGAGACTATCACGGAAACGTTCCCTGCTGCGGGTCCTGTTAAAACAGAAATCATTGGGGCGATTGATAAACTTAAAGAAGAGGCTGCGGAGCGTGTACGTGAGGACATGAACTATCGCTTGACTGAGGAGATGCCTGAGTATCGTCCTGAGCATGAGCGTCTGTTGTTCAACCTTGGTCTCGCGGGCGCGGCCTTCAAGAAAGTTTATTACGACCCCGGCATGCGTCGTCAAACTGCGATCTTCTTGCCCGCCGAGGACGTGATCATACCTTATGGGTCTACGGGCGCACGTACTGCTGAGCGCGTCACACACTTGATGCGTAAGACAAAGAATGATATCAAGAAGCTACAAGTTGCGGGTTTCTACCGTGATGTTGATCTGGGAGACCCTGTCAGTATCTACAATGACGTAGAGAAGAAGAAAGCTGAAGAGCAAGGTTACTCCATCACGGATGATGACCGCTATCAGCTGGCTGAGATTCAAGTTGATTTTGTACTACCAGGAGATGAGCATGAAGATGAGATTGCGGTTCCTTACATTATCACTATTGATCGCGGCACGACGGAAGTCCTCTCCATCTACAGAAACTGGGAAGAAGATGACCCAACTTATACAAAACGTCAGCACATGGTTCAGTACGATTACGTACCGGGTTTTGGTGCTTACGGCATGGGTCTCATCCACATTATTGGTGGTTATGCTCGCGCTGGCACTTCTCTTATCAGGCAACTTGTTGATGCGGGTACTCTAAGTAATTTACCTGGCGGGCTTAAAGCTCGTGGCTTGCGTGTTAAGGGTGACGATACACCGATTGCACCGGGCGAGTTTCGTGATGTAGATATCCCAAGCGGAGCGATCAAAGACAACATCATGACGCTGCCGTACAAGGAGCCATCACAGGTTCTGTTGGCGCTCTTGAATCAGATCACTGAAGAAGGTCGTCGCTTGGGTTCTATTGCAGACATGAAGGTAAGCGACATGAGTGCGCAGTCACCTGTCGGCACTACGCTCGCCTTGCTGGAGAGACAACTCAAGATCATGGGTGCTGTCCAAGCCCGCGTGCACAACTCGATGAAAGAGGAGTTCAAACTTCTCAAGAACATCATCAGAGACAACATGCCCGACGATTACGACTACGAACCCACGAACGCGGATCGTACGGCTAAGCGTGAAGACTACGACATCGTCGAAGTGATTCCAGTCAGCGATCCCAACAGCTCAACAATGGCTCAGCGCATCATGCAGTATCAGGCTGTGATGCAGCTGGCGCAAGGCGCTCCACAGATTTACAACTTACCACTCTTGCATCGTCAGATGATTGAAGTGTTGGGTGTGAAGAATGCTGAGAAGCTTGTGCCGATGGATGATGATCAGAAGCCGCGGGACCCGATCAGTGAGAACATGGCGTTCTTGAATGGCGAGCCAACGAAGGCGTTTATCTACCAAGATCACGATGCACACATTGCTGCTCACTCGACGTTTATTCAGGACCCGATGATTGCACAGCAGATGGGACAGAACCCCATGGCGCAGCAGATGATGGCAGCTGTTCAAGCACACATCGCTGAACACTTAGCGTTCTTGTATCGCAGAAAAATTGAAGAGCAGTTGGGCGTGGCACTGCCACCACCTAACGAGGACTTGCCACCAGAAGTTGAAGTGCAGTTGTCAGCGCTTGTTGCACAAGCATCCGCTCAGCTCTTGCAGCAGAACATGTCGATGGCTCAGCAACAGAAGAATGAGCAGATGCAGCAAGACCCGCTGATACAAATGCAGCAAGCAGAGCTCCAGATCAAAGCGCAAGAAGCTCAGGCTCGTGCACAGAAGATGCAGGCAGATGCACAGCTGGCGCAGCAAAAGTTGCAGCTTGAAGCGCAGCGCATGCAGATGGATATGCAGAAAGAGAAGGAACGGGTATCTTCGCAGGAACGCCAAAACGCTCAGCGAGTTACTGCACAAGATCGCCAAGCAGCCCAGAAGATTAGAGCTGACTTGGTCAAGACCATGGCTAAGCCAAACCCTACACCGAAAGGTCCGCCTAGAGCATGATTCCCATCTTTAGTCCCGAGGAGTGCGCGTCCATCACAGCCAAGTTTGATGCTGTGGAGGATAAGCACGACGAGAGCGCGGAAATCTACTACAAGAATAGCAGGGGCGTCTACAACCTCCCTGCTACGTGGGCGTACGTTGATCGCATAACTCGGCGGGTTCAACAGCGTTACCCCGACGCCAAGTTTGATAGCACGTATACGCGCATGTACACGCGAGGTAGTTACCTCAAGATACATACCGACCGGGCGGGCCTGGATGTCACGATGAGTATTTGTCTCGAAGATCGAAACAATCTGGAGTGGCAGTTGTTCGTCAGCGCTGCCACGTTCGACGGGGACGTGTGGGATAACTCTGCAGATACCGAGCGCTACAAGGAAAAATACTTGGGCGTGGCGTGTATGCCGGGGCAAGGGGCCATTATGGAGGGGCGCAAGCACCCCCATTGGCGGGATGAACTGCTCTGCGGGGAAGCTCAGCGGGCGGTGTATGTTTTTTACCACTGGACTTTACCATGACTGAAGCAGACGTACTCAAGCGACAAAACGACGAATTTCGCCAGCAGGCGATTGACAAACTCGTATCCGGGGCAGCTAAAGACTATCCTGAATACAGAGAATTGGTTGGTGTTATTAGGGGTCTTGACCACGCCAATTACAACCTTCAAGACCTCAAACAACGTATGGAAAGACTAAACAATGAGTGAAATACTCGTAAGCCAAGACGGTGCCACATCCACTGTACTTCCCGCGACGGCCGAAGAGAAAGCACGCCAAGTTCCTGATCCTGCGACTTACCACCTCCTCTGCATGCTTCCCAAAGCTGAAGAAGAGTTGTCTGAGTCAGGGATCATCAAGACTTCGACAATGATGTACCACGAGGAGCTCCTGTCCCCCGTGTTATTTGTTGCGAAGATTGGCCCTGATGCGTTTAAAGACGTAGCCCGCTTCCCCTCTGGACCTTCGTGTAAAGTAGGTGACTTTGTGTTAGTACGTCCTAACACCGGAACCCGCATGAAGATTCACGGAACTGAGTGGCGTCTGATAAACGACGACTCCGTTCAAGCGGTTGTACAAGACCCCCGCGGTATCCAACGACCCACATAAGGAGAGATCATGGCTGAATTTGAAAAAGTTGAGTTTGAGTTTCCAGACGAAAAAGCCGAAGCAGAAAAGTCGGTAAATAAACCTGTAAAGGCAAAGAAAGAAGACGACGATTTTGAGATTGAGATCGTTGATAACACACCTCCAGCGGACCGCAATCGCATTCCGCTGGACGAACCACCTGAAGAGGTTACAGACGAAGAGCTTGAGAAATACACTGACGTCAAGCTCAAAGAACGTCTTGCCAGATTAGGTAAGGGATACCACGACGAACGCCGTGCCAAGGAGTCTGCTAACCGTGAAAGGGAAGAGGCTATCCGTCTGGCGCAAGCTGTTGTCGAGGAGAACAAGAAGCTCAAAGGATCGCTCAGTACGAACCAAGAAGCGCTTCTTGATCAAGCTAAACGTGTTGTAGCTACAGACCTTGAAAAGGCAAAAGCAAAATACAAGGCAGCTTATGAGTCGGGAGACTCTGAGGCCATGGTAGATGCTCAGGAAGAACTAACCGTAGCTCGAATGAAAGTCGAGAAAGTAAATAGTTTTAAGCCTACCCCTTTACAAGATGATGAATCTACTGTACAAATCGAACGAATCGCGCAAACACCTCCTGTTGACCGCAAGGCCGAGGCTTGGAAAGACTCCAATC